TGGGACGAGATGCCGAACACCTGCCAGAGATTGTTCCAACAGTGCTAACAGTGCCATGTATCCTTCCTTTCTTTGTTACACATCCAAGCCAAGAGTTAGCCCCTTCAGCCAACATGCCAAGTCTCTTTTGCACCAACAAGTATTCAAGTATCTTGAGTGACTCCTTTGTATTAATCTGTTTCAAAACTGTTTCGTTTATCTCAGGTCGCTTACCTTCGTATGATTTTGGAACCCAACCTTGTTCCATCAATCGCTCTGCTATCTGATCTCTAGATCCTGGATTGAAGGGGATAGTCCTGACTTTGTTTCCCATTTTTTCTGCAAGATCAGATATGTTCTGCTTCAACCCTGCCTTCTTTAGCTGACCCTTTAGTGCGATCTTGGTCTTGCCTGTATATTCAACTCCCTCAACTTCTACCTTCCATCCAGTAACACTCTTCATCTCCTCTACTTTTGGGGGAAAGATTTCCTGCATCTCTTTTTCAATTTGTACTCTACGTACCGAAAGCCTTTTTGCAAGTTCCTCTGCCTTCTCTACATCAAAAGGAAAACCATTAAGTTCTTGTGTTCTTATAAGCCTTGCAAAACTGTGTTCGAGTTTTAACGCCTCTGGTGATACACAGTTTTTGATAAGGTGTTTGTAAAGATCAAAAGTAAGCCTTACATCTTGCGAACAATACTGCTGCATCTCAGGATTAAAAGCATCCCAAGCTCCTTCTTGCTTTGCATACTCACCTTTAAAATTTCCAAGTCTCCAACCCCAAGCTTCTAACTTATGTTTGCCCACAAGAGCAGCAGGAAAATTTTCTCGCTTTCTGTCAGTTATTGTGATGTCACGACAAAAAAACTTACTCATTAGCATGGTATCAACAAGTACATTCAACTTAAGTCCGTAAACCTTTTCAATGCAAGGTGCATCAAAACCAATAATGTTGTGTCCACAAATATATCTAGACTCCTCTAGCATCTTTATGCCTTCTTCAATGTTGCCTTTGTCAGTGTTGAACTCATACATTTCAAGTGTGTTAGTATCTAATATGGAGATACAATGAAACTTGATGGGACAATCAAGAGTTGTGAAGTTTTCTATGGCGTTTGTTTCTATGTCAGCTATTACGAAGTTATATTTATATTCCATCTTATTTTTTTCTTACTAATTAAAAGGGGTTGTCTTTATCTGTATCTGTTAGTATTCCAGTGTTTTTGTCGTAGTGAATATATCCTGCAATACCCGTCTCTCCGCTAAATCGGTTTTTCAAAACTCTGAGAGTTGTTGTGTGTTGTTCTTCTGGATCTTGTTGACTTCTTTCAAGTCCACAAACAATATCCGAAAGCTGTGCAATGGAAGCCGATGACCTAAGATGAGCTAGACTTACTGTCGCTCCCTCTTCGTGTCCCTTTCCCTCTGGTCTTTTTAAATGACTAACAAGTATAAGAGCTATTCCTGTTTCCTCAACAAGTGAGCGGAGCCTAGTCATAATAACATCTAATGCTCTTCGTTCCGATCCTAGTTCACTGTCTGTAAGTCCACTTACCACCAAGCTTACGTGATCTAAAACCACAAACTCTATATCCATTGCTTGAGCCATAAAGCGTACATCAGAAATAATTTTGTCAGGATCAAGACTTCCCCAATGGTCGTAGAAAAATAATCTTTTAGTCCCCAAGGTTCTTTCAAATCCTTGTCTGTACTCATCGTCCACTTCAAAATTATCGAGATGCAAAAGCTTCTTTAATTCTATTCCAAGTATACCTTGTGCTGTTCTTTCTACTGACTCTTCAAGAGCAATGTATCCAACCTTGCTTTCTGTAGTAGTAAGTATGTGGTGAGCTATCTGCCTACAAACTTGGCTTTTTCCTATACCACTTCCTGCTGCCAAAGTTACTATCTCAGATTTACGAAGACCTCTAGTTAAATTGTTAAGACACGAAAAAGGATAGCTAATAGAATCATTTACTTTGGCTTGTGATATCTTATCGAACAAAGAACTGCTATCAATAATAGACACTGGACTCCATTTCTCTGCATCCCAAAAAGATTTAACTGCGTCCTCACCTCTGCCTTTCATTAGTAACTCGTTAGGATCTTTTCCATTAAGTCTAGCGATGTAAGCTTTACCAGGAGGGAGTATGCTGACTACATCTTCAACTGCTTTTCTTCCTGCTTCGTCTTCGTCAAACATCAAAACAACTCTTTCGAAACTATCAAGCCACTTTAGCTGCTTCTTAAATAATGATTTTGCTGATGATGCTCCACCTATACCAACAACAGGGTACTTGTTTTGTTGTAATTGTGACATTGTTAGGGTATCAAGTTCGCCCTCACAAACCAGTAGCTTGTTGTTTGCTCCTGTCTTCCAAAGATGCTGACCAAAAAAAGTATCATGCACTTTTCCCTTCACATAAAAATCTTTATCAGCATCTCTTAACTTTTGACCTATAAGTCCTCCGTCCTTGTTGTAGTAATTAGCAATGTGAACTGTATTTCCGTACTCATCTTTGCCAACATGGTATGAGTATTTTTTACAAGTATCTAAATTTATTCCCCTTGGCGTGATGGCAAGAGCTTCTCCTCTTATGAAACCATTTGGGTTTAATTTTTCGGTAGTTTTTTTTGTCATTTGTTTATCATAAATTCTTTCGCTGTTTCCAATAGGGTCAAACGTGCCACAGCTAAAACACTTCGTGCTTCCATCTTCGTTGACTGCAAGAGCATCACTGCTTCCGCACTCAGGACAAGGTAAACATGTTTCTACAAAGGTTGTGTCCATTCCGTTGGTATCCTTTTATGACACCACAAAAAACCATACCGATCACACCAATCTGCATAGGTAGTTCTGCTGTTTTTTGATAGCGTGTTATATGCGTTCTGGAACAAGAATCTAATGGAATGTTGCGTTTGAGATTTGATAAGCAAATGCTTAGTCCTATCTTCTGGTTTAAAGTATCCCTTAGCTTCGATTATTACTCCGTTAGGAAAAATGAAGTCGGGAGTATAGACGCAAAGACGTTTGAATTTGATCTTCATAGTTTCGTATTCAAAGTCTACCCCCTCCCTTCGCAGGGAGAGGGCTGTGTCTCTTTCGAACTTAGAACGGAACCTCTGCCGACTGCTGTGCTTGATTATCTTCTTTGCTTTCTTCATCATTATATTCTTCTTCTGCAATATAACCCCCATCAACCGAACTAAAGCCTTCATCTTTTTTACCTCCACTGTATTCAACAAGTTCTATAATCTGTCCTGCTTTAAGTCTAAGCGTGTAACCAAAACCAAGAGATGAAACAAACCAAGTTGAAAGTTCAACGTTGCAACGCACAAGCGAACCACTTCCTACATTTGTATCAGGTGGTAACTTCTGTCCTTTGCTATCATAAAGAGCCACTGAGAACTCTATGTCTCCCTTTGCTGTCTCTACCTTTGCAGGTTGTTTTGTTCTGATTTCGTAATCACCTTCCTCTGTGATTTTCAAAGGAATCTGAACTGCTCTTCTAACCTTTTTCCCCTGCTTGTCACACTCCTCTTTGTAAGCCTTTTCTACATGTTCATCTACCTGCTTTGAAAATGCTTCAAAGTCCTCCTTGGATACATGTAACTTACAGCTATACTCGCCATGCTTTTTTGCGAAGTAATAGTCTGGTTGAAATTTGGGATAGATAGCCTTCCCGATTGGTGTTGTTAACTTTATACTTTTCATTTTATTTTTTTACCTTTGGTTATTTGTTTTTTTTGTTTCCTTTTCAATAGTTAGGAAAAGAAATAAAGACTGTCCTTGATAAGCGAAATGTCAGCTTCACCATACTTCGGAGGATCAGGAAATTCTAAATCAGGATTCTGTTCTTTTATTTGATTGAGCCAGTCAAGAAGTAAGTCAGGAGTAAACATCTTTACTGCTTGCTCACGAATGACTCTTGCCAACTTATCGCTGTGTTTGCAGTGCGTTCCAAAGCTGTCGTGTATCATTGCGAAATCATAGATACCTTCTTTGTTCGCAGCTACAGTAACGGAATGTAGAAGAGAAGCGTCAAGAGCATGTACTGCATTTGCAGCTACGCCAAGCATCATCGCCTTCGGTGAAATCTTATCTGAATCCTCAGTAAAACGAACATGCACTGCTTCACCTGTGATCCAAGTCTTTACATTGTTATCTTTTAATTTTTTGTAATCTTGTTTGACTACGAAGCCAGAAGGAGTCCTCCATTCAAGATGTCTGTCTGCTGCTGTAACAATGTTACAAACCTCTTGGAACCAATGCATACACTGCTTTGGTAAATCTAAAATCTCTTCGATTGCTTCCCAAACTTTTACAGCGAGATAGTGAACAGCTTTGTAATATTCAGATAGATCAAAAGGTGAGGGACAACTGTCTGCATGGATCTTATCTTCAAACCAGTCAAGAATGTATTGTCGGTTTGAATACATTGTAAGTGAGTATGAGTAGCACATCACACTCTTCTTCGTTGTCTTCCTGGATATTCCATAGTCAAGCCAAGCTTGTGCAAAAGGGTGGTTACTTGCTGCATCCTCACGTAAATAACTCTCAACTCGGAGTCTAACAACATCATAAATATCGGCAGGTTTGTTTGTTGGGATAACATTAGTTGCAACACATCCATAGTCACATCGAGTTAGTATTGATAAAATTTGCAGACCATTGTTAGTAGCATCCATAGGGCAGGGAAGCTTTGTCTTAAGTTTTCCTTCACGTAAAAACTCTGCCCACTCGAAACAAAAAGCAAGAAACTGAAAGCAACCATTTCCATCGGCATCCATCCATTCAGTGTTCCTTGTTGGATCGTTTGAGATTCGAATAATCATCTCAGCATTATCATAGGCCCACTGCTCACGCTCATCTAAAGTGACCTTGTCATATCCCCAACAGTTTGCTCCATGAATTGCAAGCCATCTTGCTTCCTGTTTGTTCCTGACTCGCTCGCTTCTTTCGAACTGCATCAGCCCCCTTGTAAGATCAGTACCTTGCACGTTCAAAAAGGAGGGGATTGCATATATTCTTCCTCGAAAGCAAGCATTCACTGGAGTCCAAAATCTTTCCCCTTTAAACTTCCTAGCTAGATGTATGATGGTTCCGCAAAGTATTCTTTTAGATCTAGTTGATCTGTTTCTTTTGTGAACCCCTGCTGCCATTTGGTTCCACTGCTTTTTTATATCTACGTTCTCATGTGCATCCTCTGGAAAAGGAGGTTTTTCTTCATCTTCCTGGCTCACGATGGTTGAACCAATCGGAACATTATTGCGCCACGCCCATTCAACAACATCCAAAACCCTTTGATTTATTTCCCAAGGTGTTCTTTGTATGAGGTTAGCTGCCTCCATAGGTACTTCAAACTCCCTACTATCTACCTCTCTCAAAAACTTTTTGTCAGGGGTCTTTATAAATGGAAGCTTTGGAAGAGATGTCCCCTCAGTACGATAACCACCTTCCCAAATGTTTTTCCAATCGTCAGGAGGTTCAGTCATAGGCATCCAAAAAGGCTCTAGCAATGCTCTGTAACTGTTAAAGTTTTCAATCCAATCAAGTGTAATGTTAGTAGCTGTTACATACCTTGTTGCTCGCTTCCTTTGCTTTTCTCGTATGTATACATATTCAATAAGATCTGTAGAAACTCGAAGCAGTTCAATCAAAACTGTTCCACATGAAATCCGATCCCTCTTTGACCAAGGCTCAAAGTTTTCCATACCTCTTTTTTCTTCCTCATGCTTCATGCTAAGTTGAACATGACGAAGTATAGATACATTTCCGCTTCTTGTTTTTGCTCCCTTTATTATTCCTTCGCCTCGTTCATTGGTGCGAACAAGAAATGTACATCTGATTTCATTCTCGATTGCTTTGCCTACAGCGTAGCTCATGGAAGCCATTGTCTTCTTGTATGGAATGCCATTAAGAACTGTCTTTAAAGTAAGAAACGCAATTTTCTTTGAATCGTACTGCTTCAAATCAACTAACCATCTTGTCCGTCTACCCTTTTTTGGTTTTAAAAGATCTTCTACCCTTCGATTAAATTCTGGTAAAAGCTTTCGCATCAATCGTTGACTTGCTGAACTACGAGAACTTTGATCGTATTTCCTTGCACTCTCATTCTGTGCGTTGAAGCGACCAATACCTATCTCGGTCATCTCGTTGTTTAAATCAGATTGTTCTAACATAATTCTTTTTTGTCACCTTTTTGTCAGTTGGCAACAGTTTTGATGAGACTAAGTTTTATGTGTTTGTTAGGTGACAAAGCGTTGCGGAGCAAGAGGTACAGAGATGACAAAAAGAAACACTGGAACCTAAATCTGGCGTGTATACCAATTTCACCACAGCCGCATTTAACTTGTATCCTTTGTGACATAAGGCTTCTAGCTTGCTTTCGTTCCCTTTCTGAAATTGTTAGTTTTGTCAGTAAATGTTGACAAATTTGTCACCTTTTTGTCATCACACAAGATACCATATTCTAGCACCTTTAGTCCACTTAATAAACTATGGTCATTAAGGTGTGCATACCGAAGAGTCTGCTCAATTCTTTTATGTCCTAGCCACTTCTTTGTCAATGCTATGTTACCAGTTCTTTGTACAAGTCTTGAGCCACAAGTGTGCCTACAAAGATAAAAAATAAAGTCCCTGTCTTTTTCTTTTCCAAGTGCCTTCTTTACCTTGTCCCACACAGTTCTGATTCTCTCCTTACTCCAATGCTCCCACATTTTTCCTTTTTCGTGGTGATTGCGAAAAGCAATGTAAGCTCGCCTGGTAAGCGGAATCTTTCGTGGCTCTGTGTTTTTTGTTTCTCCTGCTTTTAGTTCAACAACGTAACCAAGGTAATCATCATGTCTTACTTGGTCAGCACTTATTCTCCTCGCCTCACTCGGTCGCATGCCTGTGTCGATCTGCCACATAAAAAAATCTGCGAAATAATCCTCACCTATCTCCTCAAGGTAGTCTAATATATCTGCCTCCTCATCTTCACTAAAATAAACATTCCTTTCGTTGTTTACCTTTTCCAACTCAGGCATAAGAACTTTCTTTGGAATCCAATCCCTCGAAAAAGCAAAACCAAATGCTCTCGAAATCGTCGCAAACTTTAATCTAATTGTAGCAGGTGAGTTACCTAGCTCTTTGCAATGAAGATGAAAGTCATCCAGGTCATTTATGTCTATCGTATGAGCTAATCTTTTTGGCCCAAAAAACCTCTCGATCATGGAAATGTGCTGCAATGCTGTTGGCTCGTTTGCCTTTCCTTGCCACACATTTAAGACTACCTTTGTAAACATTTGCGAAATCGTCAAAGGTTCTAATCGCTTATCATCCTTATCAACTCTTTCTCCTCTATGAAGCTTTGCTCTTACATTTGTTTCATACTCTTTTGCCTCAATCTCTGAATCAAATTGCTTTCTATAGCGTTTGTTTTTGACCATGAAATCAGCTAAAAATTTAGTGCCGTTTTTTCTTATAGCCATTGTATTGGTAGTCCTTTCTTTATCTCTTGGTAGTTTCAATTAGTACTAAGTTAGTACCTTTAATGTAATAATATTACACTTTAATTAAATAATCAAATCACAAAAAAAAAGAGAGACACTGGCGAACAGGGAAAACTACCAATATCAAACCTGTTCTGAAAACCCAATGCCTCTCTCTTTAATTGTTATGATACCACTTGGATTCTAAACTTGGTAATTTGCTTAGTCAACATCATTGATTGCAAAAAACCTCAATACCAAAACGCATACAAAAATCCACAATAAAAAGTAAAAGATCATCATAGCGTCAAATCGTGATAAAGTTGGTTAATATATGGAACAACTTCAAAAGCTGTCTCCTGGTTATTTGCTTTTCTCTTTACCCATTGATGTTGAGTCCACGCATTTGATACGTCATAATCGAAAAGATCCGCAACCGCTTGATTCGTCCAATGAAACTTTTCCATTAATACATAACACGCTATCTTCCTCCAAAATACTGTTTTGTGTTCTGATCCATTTAAAATTTTATCTCGATCCCATCCTGTGAATTTCGAAATGCTTTTTATTAAACGCTTCGATAGTTCTTCTTCATTCCCAACGAAATGTTTGGTTCTTAATTTCATGGTATTATTTTATTGGTTTATTTCTTTTTTAGTTAATATGAATTTTATTTTTGGGTAGTAATCCCCACAACCCTGGCATTTTAATCCAATCCATTTAAAGTGAAAAAGTTTATTATCAAATCCACAGGCACATTTAGCATAGCAAATAGGATCAAGTAGAAGGGAGCCACTAGTGTCT